ACACCTAATATTATCTACAATAGGATTGAAAATTTAAGTGTACAAGGTATGCCGGATGCATTGTGTTATAACAAAAAACATCAATTTTTTACTGTTGAATTTAAGATAGCAAAAGGTGACAAGGTTCGTCTGAGTCCGCACCAAATATCGTGGCATTACAACCATCCTAAGAATACTTTTATCTGCATCCAGACCCTTGGTCCGGGATCCGAGAAACTTTTTCACTTGGTCCCTGGTTCAATGATCATGAAGCTTGAAGCTTGTAGCTTGAAGCTTAAAAATTATAGCTTGACGCTTGAAGCTATTGCTGAGAAGTTTGACGATGTAGGCTTGACGCTCGAGAACCTTGGTGCTTGAAGCTTGCTGCTTGATGCTCGCTGAGCTTGATGCTTGAGGCTTGTAGCTTGCGGCTTGTAACCATTATCCAAACACCACTGATTGTGGTGATAATCTATTTCTAATTGTAAGGATACACCGGACGCTGTTAGGCGCCCGGCATGATGTTGTTCTTTAATGTTTGTCATGATACTGATCTTTAGTAATTTTTTTACGCTTGCCCGTTTTTAAATTAACAAGCCAGTAGCGTCTATTTTCAACACCCATAAAGCCGTCTTTACGCTTCGTGTAATCGTAATATTTTTTATCTGTCTTCATGCATCTCCTGAAGGTATTCATCTAGCCCGATGGCATCTTGAAAACCCCAGCTAAACTGATCACTGGACCAATAGCCGTCAACCGTGTTGGTTTGTAGATTTACCCATATGTTAGGCCCGCCTCCTGCTACCAGCAGCCTAGCTGCTTTGTAAGTGTGGTCTTGGTTCGTGATCCATTCTATGTTGTAAACGTCTTCCATATACTCATATGATGTTCCGGGTTTTCCTTCGGTGATATCTAAAGCAATGTTCTTCACCATCCGTTCTAGCTGCTCATTGCAGGTTTCTGGTTTCTTTTTTACTTCTGATTCTTTCCAGCTGCTGCCGTTAGCAATGCAGGCATCGCCTGATTTACCCGTTAGTGCGTACTCTTTGTTTGGTTCTGGTTTGTCTGTCATTTGTATCCTTTCATTAGTTTATCCTATTGTATCCTATAGCTTGGTGCTTGTCAAGCTTATCCTATACTATCCTTCACCATCTGTCAAGCTTGGTGCTTGAAGCTTGGCGCTTGGAGCTTGTTGCCTGTCTGCCTGTAACCCGTCAAGCAATTTTTGGGTGCTTTTCAGGTATACATCCGGCAGTTGGTCATGGTCGTCCGTGAACCATGGCAGCAGGTTGTTACTATCTATTTTTCTTTTCATTTATGCGTCCTCCTGCTCTATTTCATTTAGATCTTCATTATAGATCCCATCAGTAAAGCTTGAGTGATCACCGTTGTAATCATAGAATTTTTGATTACCCGCAGCATCCTCTTTGTACATTGTAAACTTATAAGTCATTATAGGTAATGCATCCCATTTTTTTTTATTCATGTTGTATCCTTTCATTTGTTGTGCCTTGTCCCGGTACATGGAGACGAACTATGCGTCTATTCCTACCGGGGTTCGGCCTTATGCTGGTTTGAGTTTTAAATCCGGATACCAGCAAACGGGATATGTACATCCTATACTATCCTACTATGATGTCAAGTATTATTATTGCTTGGAGCTTGGAGCTTGGAGCTTGGAGCTCGCTGCTTGGGCCTGTGGTTGCGCTGTCTTAACTGTATGCTCCATGCGTACTACAAGAGACTTAATACAAGTCATAGGACAGATTACAATCCACAAGTTTGGTCAAGCACTTGGTAAGCCTTCCTTTTTTAACGTGTTGATTTCACCAATCACCAGTTACCAAAAAACCTGTGGGACTACGTCCCTATTTTTGCCTACTTGACCATGGTCTTATTGCCGTCCGAAGCCTGGTTCCTTAAACAGGGCTTTTCGACCCCGTCGCTTTATCTCGGTTTCTGCATATAATTTTTCAGCAGACCAGCCAGCAACTTGACCCGAGAACCATAAAATCGAACTTGACGATACAATGCCCACCTCATTTATGGTTCACGGCTCAAGTTTACTTAACCACAATCAATGCAAAGAGTAAAATTGTTCTCGCTCCATTGGTCTGGTTTAATTGTTTCACCACAATCAGCACACTCATTATGTGTTGGTTGTTTTGCTTTTTGTTCCATATATTTATTATGTCCTTTTCTCCATTCTTTAATGATTTGTTTTTGTGTTTTATTCATATTGTTAATATAGCACTTGACAAACACCATGTCAAGGGATAATATAGGATAATTAGAAAGGATATACACATGGTAGAAATACAAAACAAAACAGACTTTATAGTTTCTTGGTTTGCTAAAAAGTATAACAAAACAATCTTTAGAGTTGGTAACTTAAACAAAGGCGGTTGCAGAGTGTGGGAAACTGACGGCAAAAAATATATGTGCTTTTGGGACACAGTATTAGAAAGATATACAACTTGTATTAACCCTGAGATTACTTACAAAAGAAAGGTTAATTAATGGAAACAACAGATTGGATCATTGCAATTATAGGTAGTGCGATTATTTTATACTGGTATGTGGGTTGACATAATATTTATACTAGGATATTATAGGATTATAAATAACGAAAGGATACAATGAAAAATGGAACGCAATACAACGAGGACGCACTAGCCTCTAAAAAAGATGAGTCAGGTCTAAGATTTCAACAGCACTTATTACTGCAAGCATTAGAGAGACAAGCAGTTAGTGGTATGCTTATGACGAACCCTAGAGTTACAGGTTTTTCATCATTTGCAAAAGCGGTGCTTAATTTTTTAGATGATAAGAAAGCACCTAAAACTTGTAAGAACTTATATAAGTATCTTAAAGAGCAAGGTTGGTACGATATGGAAAAAAGAGGTTTATCAGTAATGACGAACCTTGATACAGGTAGAATAAAATTAATCTAACACTTGACTGGGCTATCCTACTAATGTAGGATAGTCCCAGTAACAACGAAAGGATACACAATGTACAATACACTACTATACATAGGCATCGCATTCTTACTGAGTGGCTTTGTTCTATTTATCGTGTCAATAATAATGGAGAGCCATTACGATCGTAAGTTATGGAAACTACACAACGGAGGTGACAAACATGACAAAAAAAAACTTGGATAAGATTGGTAAGATTGGTTTAATAGAAACAACTAATCCATTTAGTGGACAATCAATTTTATTAACTGAGGAAGAGCATACTTTATACAATGCAATTAAAATGCTAGAGGCAGATGAATTGTATGAGCCAATGCAAAAAGCAATAGATAAGTTTAGTAGACTTAACCCTAGAGCATACAGAGTATTAGTAGACTAACAACTACACAACGTGCACAACCATAGGTTGTGCGCCCCCTGCGGGGGCTACATCAATAGAGGTACCAGACCCATTACCAAAATAGCTACGGACCAAGGACCCATACCCCCTTTTATGTAAAAAGGGGTCCCACTACTCTAGGTTGTATTGCTTGATTTAGACAGACAGGGGTGTTAAAAACTTATTAAACATCTTACAAGGGTGCAAAAAAATTTTAAAAAAATTTTTATGATTTTAAATGATAAAGTAGATATAAGTAAACTTCCGTCGGACATTAAAAAAGAATTTTTAAAGTTGCAGGTTATGTATGCTGAAAAGCAAATACAAGCCAAAGCTAAAGATGACTTCATGTCTTTTGTTAAATGTGTTTGGCCAGATTTTATAGAAGGTTCACACCATAGACATATTGCAAAAAAATTTAACGATTTAGCAACAGGTAAAATAAATAGATTAATTATAAACATGCCACCTAGGCATACTAAATCTGAATTTGCCTCTCACTTACTTCCTGCTTGGATGGTGGGCCGTAATCCAAAACTCAAGATCATTCAAGCAACACACACAGGAGAACTTGCAATTAGGTTTGGCCGTAAAGCCAAGCACATGATTGACAGTGAAGAATATAAAAAAATATTTGTTACAAAGTTACAAGAAGATTCTCAAGCAGCCGGTAGGTGG